GATTGCATCACCCTAACCCCTTGATTTTACGGAGAACCTTTGATCTTTTTGTCATTTCGCGCTCCTTAAGGCATTATTCAATGCAGATGAAAACTCTCGCGCAGCCTTTTTGTCGACGATCTTCTCCGCCGTCCCGCGCAGATCGAACATCCGCCGATACTGCGCCCCTTTGACGAACAGGAACACCGGCGCCACGTCCGCTCCGTGCGTGCCGCGTTTCGCCCATATGCCGGCCGGCAGGTTCTGCACGCGGCCATTGCGCCATGCTCCGGCTCCCTGCCATGTCCCGCGGCCACGAGAGACGAAATACTGCACCCCCTGAATCGTCACGTATCCGCTCGCTCCTCGGCGCTTTTTTGCTAGCCGAGCTTTGCTCTTTGCCGTCATGTTGGCTCGGTATCCCGTCTCGCCGAATGCGCCGAAATATGAGATCAGCCGGGTGATGAGCGCCGCCTTTGGGTTGCCGTAGATGTCGAGCGGGTTCGCCCAGGAGTTCGCCGCAGCCACCATGCGATAACCTGGCAACAAGATGCCCGCTTTGAGAAACGCCCCCTCCATTTTTTTCCAGTTGCGCGATCCGCCGGCGAAGAGATGCGCCAACACCTTCGCCCACGGGTTACCTTTGCTTGGCGCGTCGGTGCGCAAAAACACGCGCGCGGTGAGGTTGTCGCGCGTCGCCTTCGTCCAGTTCATGGCGCGCAGCGTGTAACTCGTTGGCCCGCCCTGTATTTTCTCTCGCATCTGCTGCGTCATGTCGTTGCGGGTTGCCTGTGCAAGCCGCGTGAGCATGAGCGCGGCAGCGAACCGCATTTGTTTGTCGAGCGACAGCAGCGCCTTCACGTCGCCGGATAGTTTCGCTGAGACGGTCATCGCCGCCCGTTCCTGCGCTGCGCCTCATTGATCCGGTCCCGGCACCGAGCGCAGAGCCGATCGACCAGACGCGGCGACTCCTCCCCGCAGTCCGCGCACTCGCCCGGCTCCCCCTCAGGAATCGCCGCCGCTGCACGGCGCACCGCGGCGAGCGAGGATTCCGTCTCGATGGCGGCGTATTCGTTGGCCACGTCGATGATGTCTGTCATTGTTCATCCCCTATGAGCGATCGCGCCACCGCCGCCCACGCGTCCGGCGTGCCCTCGACGGTCCATTCGTATCCATGCCATCCATTCCCCCCGAGCGCTGCCGCCAGTGGCCACACGCAGCGCCAGTCATGGCGATCGAGCCGGTAGAACAGCACCGGCAGCCCCGCGCCCGTTTTTCGTGCCTGCTCTTCGGCCTGGTGCCACCAGACGCGGATGTCCCCGCGCGCGGCCTGCCGGCGGCGTTTGACCTCGATCACCCAGCCATCGATGCCCTCGATGTCGCTGTCGCCCTCGTGCTGCCGCACGCGCCGCTTTACCTCGATGCCGAGTAGCGTGCGGATCATGGATGCCACCTCGCGCTCGCCGCGCTTGCCCTTTTCCCGTTGTGCTGCGCTCATCATTCGGTCTCCGGTTTGTTGTACTCCCACGCCTGCATCAGCCACTCGAGCCGTTTTTCAACGATCTCGACCGCCGTCCTCGCCCACAGCTCGCATCCATGCGGATAGCGCGCGCTGAGGTAGCGCCACGATGCGCCATCGCGCGATGCCCGGCATAGCCCTAGCCCGTGCCGCGCGATCTCTGGAGGCGCATCGCGCAGGCTCCAATTCACGCATTCGACGCAGCGGACCATAACCATGATCAAAAATCCCCCGAAAACGGCCTTAAAACGGCCTGTGTGCCATTTTCTCTTCGTTACCCAAGTCACCCTACGTACCCTCACAGCGGAACGCTCTGCGGCCACGATTTGCGCCTCGCCGGTTTGCGCTCCTCGCGCGCCTCGCGCAGCATCTCGCGCACGCTCGCATCGGCGTCCCCAAACCGGCTGTACTCGGCCATGAACACGAGCGGAACCATGCCGGTCGGTCCCTGGCGGTTTTTGCGAATGAGCGCCTCGGTCACCCCGCGATGCGGCGTCTCGGGGTGGTAGTAGTCGTCGCGGTAGAGCATGAGCACCACGTCGGCGTCCTGCTCGATCGAGCCGCTGTCGCGCAGGTCGGAGAGGATTGGACGTTTGTCCGGCCGCTCTTCGGGTTTGCGCGAGAGCTGCGACAGCAGCACCACGGGGACGTCGAGCTCGCGCGCCATGAGTTTCATCGCGCGGCTGATCTGGCTCACCTCCTCGTTGCGGCTCGACCCGTCGCCAACCATGAGCTGCAGGTAGTCGATCACCACGAGGTCAAGGCCATGCTTGCGCTTGACCTGCCGAGCGCGCGCGGCCATCTGCGCCGGGGTGAGCGTGCTCGATTCATCGATGAGCAGACGCGCCGGTTTGAGCCGGGTTGCGGCGGATTGGATTTTGTCGAGGTCATCCTCGCTCATGGTCGGCGAGTGGATCTTCTGCATCGGGATGCGGCCGATGCTCGCCATGGCGCGCACGGCAAGCTGGCGCGACCCCATCTCCAAGGAAAACACGAGCGAGGTTTTGCCGGACAGCGCCACGTTCTCGGCGATGTTGAGCGCGAGCGCCGTTTTCCCCATCGACGGCCGCGCCGCAACGATGACGAGATCGCCGTTTTTCATCCCGCCGAGCATGCGGTCGAGGTCGGTGAATCCCGTTTTCAGGCCATCGACCTCATGGCCGCGCTCGATGCGCGCGTGGATTTCGGAGACCACCTCCGGCAGGATTTCGCCGATCGCGCGAGGCTCGCTGCCGTTGCCGGCGTCGAGAAGTTCGGTGAGCGCGGTGATCGCCTCGTCGATGCGCTCGCGCGCCGGACGGTTTGATGGGTCGGCAGCGATGCCGGCGATCCGCTCGATGGCCGCCGAGAGCTGGCGCAGGCGCGATTTCTCGTAAATTATCTTGGCATAACCACGCGCATTCGATCCCCCCGGCGTCTGGTTCGCCAGTTCGGCAAGGTACGCGATACCGCCAACGGCCTCGGCGTGTCCTGCCGCGCTGAGGTGCTCGAACACGGTGATCACATCGGGCTCGCCGCCAGCGGAGACGATTTTCTCGATCGCTCGCCAGATGAGCCGGTGCTCATGCCGGAACAGATCGCGTTCGGTTACGAGGTCGGCAACGGAATCCCATGTGGCCGCGCCGGTGAGCAGGATTGCGCCGATGAGCGACTGTTCGGCCTCGATCGCCTGGTGCATGGGGTTAGCCATGGGCCACCTCCAGCTCGCGGACGAGCAGTTTCCCTTTGCCGGTCAGCGCCAGGCTGCCGTCCGATGCCACGCACCACAGGCCGTACCAGTTCTCGCGCACGGCGTTGAGGAAAACGTGCCTCCAATCGCGGTAGCGCTTCCTCTGGTACTGCGGGTCGTGCAGGTAGCGGTCGGTGAATTTCTCCCATGCCATTGCCACCCAGTCGGCAGGAATCCCAACGCGATCGCAGTACTCCCAAAGCGGCTGGTAGTCGCGAACGGGCCTCTCCCCATTGGCCGTGATCACGTCGAGCCACTGCCGGAACGTGGATTCGTTGCGTTGCGTTTTCGGTTTTGCAGGAGGCGCAGGGGGGGCCGGCTCGCGCAGCGAGACGGTATCGGCGGCGTGGGCTGGAGGCGGCGTTTTTTCGCGCGCCCCCTCTCTTGTAGTCTCTGTCGTAGTCTCTGTCGTAGTCTCTGTTCTATATAGACAGTTTGGCGGATTCGTGCAGTCTTGTTTGGCGCTTTCGTGCAGTCTTGTTTGGCGCTTTCGTGCATTCTTGTTTGGCGCTTTCGTGCAATCTGCACTCATGATCCCGTGCTCGACGAGAGCGTCCAGAATGGCCTCTTCGTTGACGCGGTAATGCAGCTGTGCTGGCATGCCGCGGCGCTCTTCCTCGATGAACCCGAGCTCGCGTAGTTTGGCCCGCGCCGTTTCCTGCTCGCGGCGCGTCATCCCGGTTTCCTCTTCCCACTCGGCCATCGTCTTGTAGAACCACCCATCATCTTCGGTGGTCCTGCGCGACCAGTAAATTGCCTGGGATAGCATCAATGCCGCCGTGATGCTGCCTGTGATCGTCACCAACGGCCGATGAAATGCAATCGGCCTGTCGAATATCGATAACAGATTCATATCAACCCCCTTTCCTCTTCCATCTTCCGCACCCGGCGCGGTGACCGGCGCTGGATGAGTTCTGCCATGCGCTGCCAGTGGCGGCGTCGCTCGTCGTCGTTTTTGGCCTTCAGCATCCGGCGCATCTCTGCCCGGATCAGGAGTTCGTTGATCAGGTCGCGCATTCGGTCACCCCGCGATGAATTCGTATGCGTGGGTGCGCTGGCTCACTTCCATGAGCTCGGCGCACTGGGCGTCGTCCAGGTCTGCTACGTGCTCCATTGCCGCCAGCGGCCACAGGCGGGTTGGTGGGCGCCAGTCGTTCATCAGCCGGGGATACGTGAGCCCGCCGACCACCCGTGGCATGTCGAGCAGGTGGATGAAATTCCCGTAGGCCCTTTTCTCGCCCTCGTCCACGAACAGAATGAAGATCGGCATGGAGTGGCGCCGTGAAAACTTGATGTAATCTTGGTAGTGGCGCTCGGAAATTCCGGTGGCCGGCCAGCGGTTGAGCCGCGCTTTCGCCTTCACCTCCACCACGATCGCCTCCTGTTTGTTGCGCACGCACAGCATGTCGAACGTATGCGCCCCGTCGGTTTCAGGCCGGTAGACGATCCATCCCATGCTCTCGTAGAGCCGTTTGGCAATCAGCTCCCCAATCTCGCCCTTGCGCATCGCCGTTTGAAAACTTCGTGGTTTCGTTGCCAAACGATTCCCATCCATGACGTTTCTCGCGAGAAAAGAAGTCCAGTTTTCGCCCTCTGGTTACGGCCTCGACGAACTGGTAGAACGATTCGGGTTTGCGGCTGTGCTCGCGCCGCGGCTCACGCAAAATGTCGCGCAGCGAGGTATTGCTCCAGAACGGCCGTCCCCTGATCCCGATGAGGCAGAATTCGCACTGCATGCGCACCCACGCGCCCATGCCGATCCGCTCTTTGTCCCAGACCAACGTAGCCTTGTACTCGAAACCCCATGTTTTCATGAGGTTGAACGCATCCGGCAGGAAACGGTGGGTCGTCCACAGGAACAGCACACAATCATCTGCGGCGGGCAGATCGATTGCCGCGATGTCCTCGAGGCTCATTTCGGGATAGGGATTGGCGACGCGGCTGCCATTGGGGTCGTATTCGCGGCCATAGGGCCATGGCGGGTCGATGGCAATCACGTCGAACACGCCAGATGGCGCCTGAACGGCACCGGATTCGATTTCCGTTTTCTGCCGGGCGATGTCCTGCTGGAACCGGATCTTCTTCACGTCCTTTACCGACGCCGCCCCGTGCTCGACAATTGCCCTTGCCACTTCGCGCTGCTCTTCTTCCGGCATCCGGGCAATCGCCAGCAGATCGGTTTTCGATTCGGCCACCGGAGTCGAGCGCAATAGCTCGCGCACGTCTTCAGGGATGCGCGTGGCGATTTGGACGTCGCGGTAGATGCTCCGCTCGTTGGCTCCAGTTTTCTTCGCTGTATCTTCGACGAATGTCACTGACAAATTGTCAGTGACATTGTGTCCAAGGCTGCTGTGCATCCCGATCGCCTGCGCCACCCCTTTTCTCGTTTCCGGGTGCAATGCCTCATAGATGGCCTTTCTCCGCGCCAACTGCTCCGCGCGTTCGAGCGCGGTGAGCTCGTTGCGAACGAGGTTCTCGTCGATCTCTGCGAGCTCCGCGCGCATGTCGTCGGCCTGCACGATGCGCGCGTCGATCTCCTGCCAACCAAGCTTTCGGCACGCCTCCAACCGGTGCATCCCGGCCACCAGGCGGCGATCCTCGGTGATCACGATTGGTTGGAGCAATCCGAGCTCAGCGATCGACTCGGCCAGCGGCGTTACGTCGCCGAGCGAGCGTTTGCGCTCTCCGACGACGATCTCGGAAATGGGCACGCGCACGACGTCGCTCATGGATCACGCCCCCCGCAGCGATGCGCGCAGTTCGGTTGCCGCCTGCATGAGCTCGGCGAGTAGGTCGTCAAGTTCTTTGCGCTCCAGGGAATAGAATCGGCCGTCCTCTGCCGCGAGCGCCCCTGCGCCGAGCACAGATGAGGCCTTGCGCGTGAGCTCGAGGAACAGGCGGATGCTCTCGCCTGGCGAGCGGTGCTCGAACTCCATGTCGATCGGCACCTGCCCCACCAGGCGGCAGAGCTCAAACACGGATCGCTTGGCCTGGATGCGGGGGATGATCTCGAGCAGCACTCCGAGCGACGGGGGAGAGCTCGCGAGCTGGTCGGGGTTGATGGCGTTGGCCAGCGTGAATTTGGTCACGCCGACCCGTTCGGCGACGGCGGTGATCCCGCCGGGGAAGCCTTTGCAATCCGCCTGCAGGGCGAGGAAGAAGGATCGGAACTCTTCTTTTGGCGAGCGTGGCATTTTCACGATAACCCTCCGGGTGGTTTGTGCTGTGTTTGGTGCCCCTCGCGTCTCTTCATGAAAAAAGCGCGGCGCCGGCGTTGCGCACGGCGCCGCTCAAGGGAGGGAGAGGGGGGGATGGGGAACGATCATGCAAGTTCTTCTTGTGCCAGCGTCGTGCCGCGCAGGCACGACCAATCAACGTCCGGGCGCAGCTCTTCGCAGCGCACGGCGCCATTCGTAGCTCGCTCGATTGCCGGGCAGCGCTCAGCAGGTACGCGTTTTATGCCGTATCGCCACTGGCTGACCATGACAGGGGTGACGTTCAGCTCCTTTGCCAGCCTCGTCACCCCCCCTCGGCCAGTTAGCGTGAGGTAGGTATCTAGTTTCATGCGCTACATGTTAGCGCAACGCTTAATGAAATGCAAGCGTTACGCTTTTTCCATTTTTTAGCTTTAGGCTATCTAATAAGGCGCATGACATAATAAATGATTATCAGGTAACGCTAGACATCGTCCCATAACCCCATCCCCCCCACATCCCACACACGATCCGCTACGGCGGATTTTTTTTGCGCGAAGTTTTAGCGTAGCGCTTGACTATTTTTAGCGTGGCGCTATAATGAGAGAACAACATCACCGGAGGCCACCATGAACACCAACGAGCACCAGCAACCACGCCCTGCCATCGCCTGCGCCGTCGAGGTGCGCACGGAAGACGGAGGGTTCCATCGTTACCACGGCGTCTTCCCCAGCACCTGCGCCGCCCTCGACCACGCGCTCGAAAAATTCGGCGCTTGGGTAAAAGTCGGCGTCACGCCGATCGGATATTCGGAGGTGCGGCAATGAAATGTCCAGGATGCACAGGAACCGGTGTAGTGACGTCTCCGGTCTGGCAGATGTTTTTCGATGAATGCCGGTCAGCTGGAGAGTGGGTTGATCCTGACGAATGGGCGAGGAGAAACGGCTATAGCGGAGAAATGGACATTGGCCCCGAGGAAATCGAGTGCGAGACCTGCGGCGGCACTGGGGCAATAGTCATGAAGGGAGAATACCAATGAGCCAGCTACCATGCGCCGTCGAGCGCGACCGTTTCGAGGCCGCGCTAGAGGCCGAAACCAAGAGAATATATTGCAAATGGATAAATTCTCTTGAAGAAAAAAGCCCTCGATTCATGGCAGATGCCATACGGATGGCATGTGCCAGTTTTGACCCAGCTTTGGTGGCAGCGGCCAAAGCGTTTGCCAGAAAAGACTACGAAGACCTTGGCCGCTTGCTGGATGACATCTTCAAAACTGAACTTAGAAAGTCTGCTGCTGTAGAGGCCGAGCGCAGGCTGAAGAAGCTCATGGGAGAGGAGGAGAAGAAATGACCAATCTTACATGCGCCGTCGAGCGCGACCTTGCGCGCTATCAGGCAGAGATCGATGAGCGCGACCGCTACCAAATGGCGGTCGCCGAAGAAAAGGCGCGGCTTGTTGATGAGTACAGCAAGCCGCTGGATGCCGGATGCGGCGAGTTTTTCGTCGAGCTGGTTCAAGACGCGGAGTTGAGAAACTGTCCCCGCCTGCGCGCCATGCTCGATGCGCTTGGCAAAGGCGATGACCGCGCCGCCATCACCAACCTGCGCGCGATGCTGGATGCGGCGATCGAGCGCATCGCCGAAAGGGATGCGGAAAGGGAAGTGAACAACAAGATGGGGATTGAATACCTCGCCAAGAAATTCGGATTCGTTCCCGGCAATTTTTGACCTTGGAGAAAAAATCATGGGGAAAAGCATCGTACAGGCTGAAGCGAGCAAGCTCGCTCAGCGTTTCGGCATCAACGCCGCGCCGGAGGAGATCATCGAAACCCTCAAGGCGACGGTGTTCAGAGGCCAAGTCAGTGATTCTCAGCTTGCCGCGTTGATGGTGGTGGCCGGTCAGTACGGACTCAATCCATGGACGAAAGAGATTTACGCATTTCCAGACCGCAACAACGGCATCGTCCCGGTTGTGGGGGTAGATGGATGGTCACGCATCATCAATGAACACCCGATGTTCGACGGGATGGAGTTCGAGTTTGCCGAGGATTTTTCCTCCTGCACCTGCACCATCTACCGGAAAGACCGAAGTCACCCGATCCGGGTGACGGAGTACATGAACGAGTGTTCCCGTGAGGGGCCCGGCCCGTGGAAAACCCATCCCAAGCGGATGCTGCGCCACAAGGCAATGATTCAGTGTGCGCGGCTTGCGTTCGGATTCGCTGGCATCTACGACCCGGACGAGGCCGAGCGCGTCGTCGAGATGATCGACGCGCAGACGGGGGAAGTGGTCAAGAAAGAACCCCAACGTCCTGCCATCGAGCACTACCCCGAGGAGAAGTTCGAGAAAAACCTCCCCGCCTGGCGCTCGCTCATCGAGTCCGGGAAAAAGACCGCGGAGGAAATCATCATCTCCATTTCATCCCGCGCGACCCTCTCTGATGACCAGATTCGCCGGATCAAAAACTTGGAGCCGTTGGAAATGAACGCCGGGGAACCGGTCGCAGAGGAGGCGTGAAATGGAACGCCAGATCCACAACGTCGTACAGGGTTCCCCGGAATGGCACGCACTGCGCGCCAAGGCTTTTACTGCGAGCGAGGCACCTGCCATGATGGGGATTTCCCCACACACGAGCAGATCGGAGCTGCTGCGCAGAAAGGCTACTGGCATCACGCCGGATGTCGACGAAGGAACCGAACGCCGGTTCGCGGAAGGCCATCTCGCCGAAGCCGCTTTCCGGCCGATCGCCGAGGAGATCATCGGCGACGAGCTCTACCCCGTCACGGTGACGCTGGAAACGGAAGACGGACTGTTTCTCGCCAGCATGGACGGTCTCACGATCGACGGCCGAATTGGATGGGAACACAAGCTGTGGAACGAGCAGACGGCCGAGTGCATCGAGCTCGAGGACGAGCCGCCGGAACACCATATCTGGCAGCTGGAGCACCAGGCGCTGGTCTCCGGCGCGGAAACCATCCTCTTCGTGACGAGCGACGGAACGCGCGAGAAGAGCGCGTTCTGCTGGTTCCGCTCGCACCCTGCGCGCCGCAAGGCGCTGATCGAGGGATGGCGGCAGTTTGCCAAGGAGCTGTCCGCCTATTCGCACACCGCACCGGACATGCCTGCACCGGCGGGGAAAGCGCCGGAGCTCCTGCCTGCCATCCGCATCGAGCTGCGCGGTGAGGTGGTGACGACAAACCTTGCCGAGTTCAAGGCGGCTGCGATCGAGGTGTTTCGCAGCGTCAATCGTTCCCTGTCGAGCGACCAAGACTTCGCCGATGCCGAAAAGACGGCCAAGTGGTGCAAAGCCATCGAGGAACGCTTGGCGGCGGCCAAGCAGCACGCCTTGAGCCAGACCGCCGACATCGACCGGCTGTTCCGTGACATCGACGAGATTGCAGCCGAGGCGCGATCGACCCGCCTCGAGCTGGAAAAACTCGTCAAGGCGAGGAAAGAGCAGATCAAGGCCGAGATCGTCGCCAATGAAATGGAGGCGCTGCGCCGCCAAGTGCGCGAAGAGGGTGCGGAGCTTGGCGAATTCATCCCCGGCATTCCGGCAGACGCGAGCTACCGGATCGCGGAGGCGCTGAAAGGGAAAAAGACCGTCAGCAGCCTCAAGGACGCGGCAAGTGCGGCACGCGCAGAGATGGCAATCGAGCTGTCTTCCCTGATTGCTCGACGCAAACAAAACCTCGCCACGGCTCGCCGCATGGCAGGAGAGACCGGAATGGGTCACCTGTGGCATTTCGACCTGCGCGCGCTCATCGACATGGACCCGGCGCTACTGCCGGATGTGCTCAAAGGCCGGATCGCCGAGTTCAACCTGCGCGAGGAAGAGCGCAAAGCGGAAGAGGCTCGCAAGGCGGAGCCGCCAAGCAAACCCATTCAAACCCCCGCCAAAGCGCCTGTGAGCGCCAAGAAAGAGGCGGTAAGGGGTGTGTCCCTGGAAGACATCAATGGCGTCCTGTACCCCCTTTCCATTGACCACACAGGAATTTCCCTGTTCGGGTTCGAGCCTGGTCATGATGGGACGTACCGGATGGAAGACGTCGTCCAGATATTCGAGGCCATCAAGTCTCACGTCGAAGAGGCTGTGGCCGGTTTCCGGCAGGTTGAGAAAGACGTGGAGGTGTCCTGATGGCCACGGTCAACAAAGTGATCCTAGTAGGGCATCTCGGACGCGACCCCGAGACGCGGCACATGCCAAACGGCGACGCCGTCTGCACCGTGTCGGTTGCCACGTCGGAAACCTGGAAAGACAAGGCTACCGGCGAAAAGAAAGAGGCGACCGAATGGCACCGGGTGCTCTTCTTCGGACGTCTCGCCGAGATCGCCGACCAGTATCTGCACAAGGGATCGGCGATCTACGTGGAAGGCAGCCTGCGCACGCGCAAGTGGACCGACAAAAGCGGCGTTGAGCGCTACAGCACCGAGATTCGCGCCGACGTGATGAAGATGCTCGGAGGGAAAGGGGACGAAGAAGAAAACCGGTCTTCAGAGCAGAAGAGCCAACCCAGGGCGGCGAATCCGAGTGGAGACAACGGATTCGCTGAGGATGACATTCCGTTCTAAGGAGAGAAACCCATGAATTTCGTGCTGGAAAACACGTTCAACATCAACCGGATCGACCCGGAAGTCGCATCCCGAGAGTTGATGCGCCTTGCGATGAAACACAAGGCTCTGACCCCTCGCATTGTGTTGGAGGCCGCGCGCGATCCAGAAAACCCGCTCCATGCGGCGTTCGACTGGGATGACCAGGAGGCCGCCGAGAAGTGGCGTCTGCATCAAGCGCGAGCCTTGATCCGCTCGGTGCGCGTGGTTGTGGAAGAGCGGGAAACCCGACCCATGTTCGTCCATGTGGCACCCGATGCGGGATACCAACCGCTCTCCGTGGTGGTGAAAAACCCGTCTCTTTTTGCACAGGCGCTTGCTGAGGCGAATGACCGTCTTGCCGCGGCAGAACGTGCAGTGAGCGATCTGGAAAAGGCCGCGAGGATTGAATCCAGCGATCCTGAGCGGCTGATGAGAATTGCTGCAGCTGCTCGTGCAATGGAAATGGCGCGGGTTGCCATATCTGCGCTCCATTGACGAGGTAAGGCGTGGCGCGGCAGGCAAGGCTTGGCGCGGCGTGGACCGGAGAGGCACGGCATGGCAGGCAAGGCAAGGCGTGGACCGGAGAGGCACGGCATGGCAGGCAAGGCAAGGCTGGGCAGCGCGCGTACCGGACCGGGAGGGCTAGGCTAGGCGCGGCAGGCGGGGTATGGCGAGGCGCGGCGTGGACGGGCCATGCGCGGTATGGCGCGGCAAGGCAGGCACGGCAAGGCTAGGTGTGGATCGGATAGGAACGGCAGGCATCAGCGGCACGCCGTTGGCCGCAGCAACAAACGGCATTTTCGTGAAATGGAGCAAAAAATGGCAACGAAAACAGCATCAGTCGAAGTGGCAATCAAACCGCCGAAAATCGAGACGGCGCATTTCCACATCGTCGGCACGAGTCCATATGTTCAGTGCCGATTCAGCCATAAAGCCATGAACATGATGGCCGAAAAGATGCTCGCTGCAGTTTCTGGTGCAGCACCTCATCGAACATCCGCCGCGTGTGGTGGTTGTTGAGGTGAGAGAGCCGCAACTTGCTCCAAAGGAAAAGGGAAAACGAAAAAAGCCACGATCCTCTTTATCGGGCAGCGCCGCCAGCAGAAACGCTGGCGGGCGGCGGAGGTGCGGGCGTATTACGAGCGGAAGAGTAAATAAAAACTATCGACGCTCTGTTTCGGCATAGCAAAAAATCACTTGCATTTTACGACCAATGGTCGTATATTGACACTGTGTTCAGCGAGAACACAACCGCGCCTCGGGAAACAGGGGCTCTGGAGAGGATCATGAAATACTACGTTACAGCAGGGAACAACTCGACTGACCTCGGGATCGTTGGTTACACCAACTCCATAGAACAGGCAAAACGCATTGGCCGCAAAGCCGTCAAGACGCAATTGCCTAACGGAGAGGGGGATTTTCGCGTGAGGGATTCAGAGACGAAGGAAGAACTCTTCAGAGAAGAACGATCGATTCGTACAGATTTCAAGTGGGTGCGCTACGACTGATGGCCAACCACCCCAACCGCAGCCGCCGGTCCCGCGCCCCGGCGGCCAACCCTACCCCGGCGGAAATCAGCGCCGCGCGGGAGTTCCTCGGCCTCACGCAGCAGGAGGCTGCCGACCTGCTGTACCTCACGCTGCGCGCGTGGCAACGCTATGAGGCAGGCGAGCGCCGGATGCACCCGGCGCTGTGGGAGTTGTTCCTGCTCAAAACGGAATCTGGCCGCAGCCGGCCAGCCATACGTGCGGGAGGAATGAGCGCCGCTCAATTCGCCGCGTGCGACCCCGACACGATCCGAGAGCTGCTCGACGAACGCGATGCGTTGGCTGCGGAGGTCGAGCGGCTGGCGGATGCGTTGCGGGAACTGGAAGATCGCGCACAGCGCGACGAAGCTCTGCTGCGGCAGGCACTGGATGCCCTTGCTTACTGGTTGGAGCACGGCGAGACACCCGGATCGCACGACATCATTCAGCGCACGCATGACGTTTTACGGAAGCGATTGAAATGAGTGGTGATCACAACGCATTTCAGAAGCGCGAGTCATACGAAGACAAGCGCCGAACACAGTCGCTCGACACCCGCCGCGCTCGTATCTATCAGCGTATCAGCGAAGTGTTTGATCAGCTGGGTGATCGAGTTCAAGAAACTGGAGCAGAAGGAGAACAGCAATGAACATGATCAATGACGGAGGCCCGGCGTTTCCGCTGCCGGTAAATGACGAGCAGTGCCGCGCCAGATTTGACAGCGGCTATGGAGGCATGACCCTGCGCGACTATTTTGCGGCGAAGTTCGCCGCCGCAATGATGACTGCGACTAGCGCGGATCACGACTTCCCCAACATCGACTATCAGCGAGATGCCGGTGGCCCAACCGTTGCAGAACGTGTTGCGACCATCGCGTACCGCATGGCCGACGCCATGCTCAAGGCACGGGAGGCGAGCAATGACTGACACTACACACGCGGCGCTGGAGGCGCTGAAGGCCGAGAACGAGGCATTGCGGGCGGAGGTGGCCGCGATGCGAAAAGCTATTGATAGGGCGTGGAATGAAGGTTTTGACTTCGCTATGAAATCCTGCGGTTGGCAAGAAGATGAAGACCCTGTCACCGAAGGGTTATACGTGGTACGCGATAGTAAGGGCAATGTCGAGGTCGGTATGTGGTACGCCGAGACCTCTAGTTCTTGGCCTGCCGAGTGGACTCGTGAGTTCCGTGATGTGGACCGAGACGACATAGTGGCATGGATGGCAATTCCAGATTGGAGAGCCGCGCGTAACACCTACAAGCTGGCCGACGCCATGCTCCGCGCACGGGAGGCGAGCAATGACTGACCACTACAAGGAAACCCTCGATGCGCTGGCCCATGAAATATGGGCGGCTGCCCAGCTAGCCCCAGGCGAAGGGATCGTGGATGGTGTGGATCGCATCGTATCCCTGCTGCGCAGGGAAGGTTATCCAGCGGTCACCCACTGCGACAAATGCGGCTGTGATTGGATTGACAACGGACTGAACCCTATCGGCTGCCCCTACTGTGAGTTACGCCGAGAAGTCGAGCGTCGGCGGGAGGCGCGGTCGTGAGAGCGCGCATTACCGCCGATCCTACCAGCGGCGTGGTCACGCTGCGGTACTACGACACCGTAGCCCGCGAGGTGCGCACGCGACAGTTCGTCGTCCCCGCCGATGGCGGGTACGTGCTCGAGCTCTTGGCGAAGGGCGATTGTCGCCCCGGCTATCTCACCCAAGGCGCCCCGCTCATCGCCGAGAGCTCGGCGGAACTGGCCGATGTCATCCGCCGCGAGTATCGGCGGATGCGCGCCGCCGAGCGGCGCCTTGTATCAAAACGTAACCAAGGAAGCGCTGGCAAAGGAGAAAGACAATGAGCAATGACCGCTACGAACGCATCCGTGCCGCGCTGGCGATGAGGCCCACGCCCGGGCCGTGGGCGGCTTGCCGCACCAATAGCGGCACGTTCGTAAAAAGTGAGAGGCTTGCCGGGTATTTTGTGGAGGTGCGCCATTGCCGCACGGCACAAGACGTCAATGCTGATGCTCATCTGATCGCCGCCTGCGACCCGGACACCATCCGGGCGCTGCTTGATGAGCGCGACGCGCTGGGCGCGGAGAACGCGAGGCTGCGCGAGGCGCTGGAAGGCATGGAGCAGAAGGCATGAAACCCTGCCGCACCTGCAACCAGACAAAGCCCGCCGACGCTTACCGAGGCACCAGAAGCGCGTGCCGCGAGTGCGAGAACGCTCGCCGCCGCGAGTGGTACGCCGCGCAAGCCGTCAAGCCGTACCAGCGGCCCGAGATGAAGGCGTACTACCGCCAGTGGTACGCGGCCCATGCCGAGTCCGTGAAGGCCCGCGCAGTCGAATGGGCAAAGGCCAACCCGGACAAGCGCCGCGACGTGTGCCGAGAAAACACGGCCCGCCAGCGTGCCAAGCTCAGCGATGCCTACGTGCGCCGGATGCTGGCGCAGGAAATAGGGCTGCGCTGCAAAGACATCCCGCAGCCGCTGGTCGAAGCACAACGCGAACTACTCAAGATCAAGAGGTACATCCGTGAACACAGCATCTGAACTTCGCGCCGAACTGGCGCAGGTATTCGCCCAACTCAAGGCCGGGGAAATCAAGCCAGGCGAGGCGGCAGAGCTTGCCAATCTGGCGGGAAAGATGATCGCGTCCGCCAAGGTGCAGGTGGAGTATTACGCGCTGCGCAATGAGCCGCCGGAGATCGGCTTTCTGAAGGATGACGCGCGCCGCACTGTCGAAGGAGAACAGAAATGACTGACCGCCAATCCACGCACGCCCCCGGCTGCTGGAGCTGGGGCCCGAGGCACTACGAGTGCGCCGTCGGACAGATCGAGCGCGACGAGGCCCTGCTGCGGCAGGTGCTGGAGGCGCTGGAGTCCTCCGACTGGTACATCGGACAACTGGAGTGGATCGTCTACAGCCCCGACGACACCGGGACGCACGAAGAGCGAGCCAAGGTGCAAAGCACCATCGCCGCCCTGCGCGAGCGACTGGGCGAGGGAGCCGAGCCATGAACACGGACATCGCAGTGCTGCGGGAGCTGGACGAACTGGAGGCGGCACGTCTGCTTGGCGTGACTCAGGCCAAAATGGGGTTCGGCTGCGGATGAGGACAGCCGCTTCGAGCGAGCCATGTACGAGAGCGGGAGAGGGCACCAAACACCAGCTCCCGTAGCGCAATTTCTCACCATTTTGTCCACTATTGGGACACTGCCGCTCCGCGATTGTGCGCAACGATCGCATCTCTCGCTGCCTGATACTGGGACACGCATGCCGTCAGTTGCTCGGCGATCCGGTCGGCGCGTTCAGCCTCCCCGACAAGAAATCCCGCATCCTCTCGGTAAAGGTCTGTGCCGGTACATCCGGCACGATCGCCAGCGGCGGCGGCTCCGGGCACGTCGCTGCCACGGTCACGGGCTGGCCGGTTGCGCACGCTGTCAAGAAGAGCGTTGCGCTCAGCAGCAAGGCGCGCAATTTTTTGCTGGTAGGTTTTTTGCTGTTCATCTGCCTGTCTCCTGAGTTGTTCCTCTGCGGCGATCCGCTCCTGCATAGCCTGCTGTGTAGCCTGGGCGGTGGCGGCGCGCTCGGCGTCCCACTGCGCCCGAACCCGGTCCTCGCCCGATCGCATGCCTCGCATGTAGGCCGCCGCGCATAGGACGGCTGCTAGCGCCGCCGCGATCAACAATTTCTGCGTTGCCGTCATGTCGTCGTGCCTCGCATAAAAATGAGCGGCTGCTCATAAATTTGAGCGGCTACCGTGGGGCTCCATCGCCCATGCACAGGCGGTATTCCGCATGGCGTCGCGCGACGAGTCCTGGCAGCTCCTGCCCGCCCGCTCGCGTCCATTTGAGCAGCTCGGCGCACGCCCCTGCGTAGTCCGGCGGGTTCTGTTTCAGTTTTTTCACCAGCGTCGATTTGCACGCTGCCGCCGATCCCACGTTGTACGCCCAGCTCACGAACGCATCCCATTCGTGGCGGTAGAGAGGCACGTCGCCAATGCAGGCGGCGAGCTCCTGCGCGTGCTGGTCGGCATCGTTGGCGAGCATCACCACGGCGCGCTGTGGAGTAACGGTATCCCCAGGTCGCACCGGCGTGCCGTCCGGTTTGCGGGTGCTGCCAAATCCGATGGTTTGCACCCCAACCTGATCCGTGTATGCCTTGCCGGAATACCCCTCGAACTGGGCAATCAGCGCCACGGCCGCGGCGGTAGCGCCGATCGAGGCGATCGCCATGCGTTTTTTGTCGGCCATCAGAACAGCCCCAGTTTGCCGGCGGCGAACATGGCCGCGGCGCTGGCGGCGGCCCAGACGGCGTTTTTGACCCACTCGGCGGTTTGCGCCTGCATAGGCTCGGAAATCTCGAGCGCGCGCAGCCGTTCGTCGATCCGTTTTTGCTCGGCCGCCAGGCGCTCGATGGCGGTAGATGCCGTCTGCTGGCGCTCCTCGATCACCGCCAATTTGTTGAGGGCCGTCGCCACCTCGCGCAGTGTGGCGCGAGTCTCGTCCTGGGTTTTTTCCATTCGGTCGAGCCGTACCAGCACGGCATTGCACCAACCGTTATTGAGGCACTCGTCGGCCATCATTCACCTCCGTGGTCCAGTGCGTCGGCCGTGCTGGACCACAGGGCGGCGGCGCGGGTTTTGGTTTCCTCGTCGTGGGCGTGTTTGGCGCACCACGCGGCGAATGCGAGCGAGTTGAGTAGTGACGCCACCATTGCGCGGACGGCGTCTGCGTCGTCGAGGGTGGTTCGCCCGGTGGCGATGCGATTGATGAGTTCGATCATGTCAAACCTCGATGTCCACGATGCTGCGCGCCTGCGCGGAGCTCTCGACGACGTCGCCGCGGACGAATACGACGTCGCCGATGGTGAGCGTGGCGGAGGCCCGGGCGTTGATCGTTCCTCCGCCAGCCAGGGTAACCGTGGCCCCGTCGGGGCGGAGCGCGGAGACGGTGCCGATGTCGAGCCGATCCTGCTGTATCAGGTCGATCAGGTCGCGGTACAGGTTCATGCCGCCTCCGGCAATTCAACGGTGAGGGTTTGCCACACGTCGGGGAATCCAGCGTCGATGCTCGCCGATCGCACGTAGCCGCGCATCGAGCGCCCGCCGTCC